GTGTAATGGGCTTGCCCGTGAGAGTAACCACCTATGCCGTAGAGAGACGGCAGGTCGGCTTCTCCCGGCAAGTTCTTCTGCTGACACCCATCAAACGATGGGGTATCCTCGGCTCCTTTCTGGCGTCCTACCTTTTGGAAGGCACCAGGTTAAAGCGTTTCGATCCGATCGTATCCACCAGAGATGGTGACACGTTCGTGCGCTTTCAGGTGCATGGGCCGCAAGGCCTATGCTGGACAACCGGCCGGCCGGGGCACTCTCTCAGTGCCACGGTGCCATCCCGGGATGACGAAGCCATCGCCGCCGCTGCCCGGCTGGGCAGTGCGACGTTGCAGTTACCGACCTCAGCCTCTTGGTTGGGCAAGGACCGTCATGCCGCAGCGGTGCTCACAGAGTACTACCGCAAAGCAATTCCCAGGCCGCTACCGACCGTCTATCCTGTCGTAGAAGCGGTTCGAACTTACCAGTACGAGCCGGCTAACTATGACCCTGAAGTGCAGCCCAAACTACACGCCTTCATGTCGCCCTTGGTGAATGGCGCCTTTGCGCCTGCGAACCACGAGGCTAGCGAGAGAAGGTGTGTGGAAGGCCGTGTCAACGCCCTAAAGAAGCCTGAGCCCAAGCCTCTCAAGTTCGTCGACGATTGCATGATCGAATTCGCCGAATTTGTCGTGGGTGGTGCGGTTCTGGAACCTGTCTGTCACGACGCAGTCGTGGCGAAACAGACTGCTCCTGCCCAGAAACTGTCCCTGCAACGCGCTAACGTGAGCGGTGCCCATACGAAGCCTATACTCAAGTGCTTTGTCAAAGCTGAAGCTTATCCTGGCGTCAAAGATCCCAGGAATATTTCTCAGTACAATGACAAGGACAAGCTTGAAATGGCCCAGTTTGCACTAGCCTTGTCAGCGCACTGCAAGCAGTTTCAGTGGTATGCTCCCGGCATGACGCCTCGCGAAATCGCGATGCGCGTAGCCGATATCTGCCTTCCTAGCGATTTCGTTGATATCAGCGATTATCATCGTATGGATGGCACGATCTCGTACTACATTCGTCAGGTCGAGCGGATGATTTGCATGAAGGCCTTTGTAAATCATCGGAGCAGCTTGAATGAACTCCTCAAGAGAAACGTCGACAACATCGGTGTGCTCCCTGGAGGCACTACTTTCAAGCAGGAAAGCTCGCACGGATCCGGTTGCTCTGCAACTAGCGTGTTTCAAACTCTCCGAGCTAGCTTCACTAGCTACCTCGGGTACAGGAGGCTTGGACGAAATCCAGCTGACGCCTTCGCGTCCATCGGAATCCACCTTGGTGATGATGGTCTCGACGGTGACTTGCCCCTCGATGCTCACATGTGGGCAGCAAAGAAGGTTGGACTCGTCCTTGAATCAGCTGTG